CCGATATTCGGACTAATCTCCAAGCCATTGGCCCGCTGTACGCGAAGGCTGCGAAGCTGCTCGACCGTACACTTGAACGGGCATTGCGTCTAGGTGAGAAGGACGATAAGGGCAACTTCGTGCCCGGTGCGCTCATCCTGGGTGACCATCAAGGCGAAACGACCGCGGTCAGCGATATTCTCAGTGCGCTCTCCAAGTTCACCCGTGATAACCGCCTGGATGCCGGCCTGAAGGAAGGCGTACCTACGGCTGAAGCCGGCAAGGCTGAATCTGAAGATGAGCAGCGCATAGAGCAAGCCGTGCTCATTGTGCGTGACCGCAAGACTGAGGTCGCATGAAAACGGCCACGTTCGAGGTACTGGAACAGCAGGCCGAGCAGATTGAAACCGAAGCCCTGTTCTCGGCGGCGTTCGGTGGAGTCGGCAGCGGCAAGACGTTCGGCGCCCAGTGGAAGATGTTCAAGCGCCTTCGGCGGTATCCGCAGGCGGGACATTACGTCACCGGAGCGGACTTCGAGCAGCTTCGCGGCGGCTATTTCATCGACTTCCGGTATTTGCTCGAAGAGTTGCTCCACTGGAAAGAGGGGCGCGACTTCAAATACCGCGACAGCCCGCGCCCGATGCTCATACTGACGGATACCGGCGCTCGCATTCGAGCCCTGTCCGCGGAGCTGGCCGAGCGTATCCGTTCGACGCAGATTCAAAGCCTGCACGCTGAAGAACCGCAGACCTGGCACAATGGCGAACAGGTATGGCGTACGCTTGTCGGTCGTATGCGTCACAGCATTCGCTCATCAAAACTGTATCCCGACATGCCGATTCAGGCATGGATGACGTTTAACCCCGGCGGCAACCCCGGCGCCCCGGTGGGTTCGTGGTTGTATAACCTCATCGAGAAGAACTGGAAGGCTGCGGGCTATCCGTCATGGCGCTTCTCGCTGCGCGATAACTATCTACTGGAAAACGCCGCGCAGTACATCAAGAACTTAGAAGATAACCTGCCGCCGCATCTGTGGCCAGTAGAGATCGATGGTAACTGGCCGACTACGGGCGGCGGTGCGTATCGCAGTTTCGACCAGAGCATCCATGCGGGCCAACCGCCTGCGGGATTGCCTCCGGTTGGGCTTCGCAATGCGCCGTTACTCTGGAGCCTGGATTTCAACGTGGGCTTGCAGTGCTCGGTGATCTCGCAGGCGTTTGTGCAGCAGCCGATCGTGGAGTACAAAGGCCACCCACAACCGGAATCCCGTTTGCCGGTCCCTGGCTGGCAGCGGCGCGTGTTCTATGTCATTGACGAGATCACGTTAGAGAATGCGGGCGTTGAGGACGTGCTGGATGAGTTTATTCGGCGGTACGAGCAGCACGCGAAAACCTACGGCGTGACTATCTACGGTGACGCTTCGGGTGGTGCGCGCTCGCAACTCATGTCCTCGCAGAGTGCGATTCGGACGAACTGGGAAGCGGTCAACGCTCGATTGCGTAAGCATGGCATCCGGCCAACGTTCCGCGTACAGAGTGCGAACCCGTCGCAGATGGACCGTGTAAACATGGTCAATAAGCAACTGCGGACGGGATCGGGGTTCGGCGTACTGATAGACCCGCATCGGTGCCCGGAGTTAATTAACGACTTGGTATCGGTGAAGATCAAGCCGGGTACGAACGAGATCGACAAGAGCGACAAAACGGAACAGGGCCTACGGCGTACGCATACGAGTGACGCTGCGGGCTATATGTTCTGGGTTGAGCGGCGCTTGGAAGAGAGCGGTCCCAACTCGATTGAATGGACGATGGTCCGGTGAGGGATAATGGCGTTAAGATCGCTTGATTCACGAAGCCGTGCCAATCTGTCGGCGCGCTTCTGGAACAAAGTAAGCCGTAGCCCTGATGGCTGCTGGGAATGGACTGGATACGTCGAGCCGGGTGGATATGGGCGCGTTGCCTTACCATTCGTTCAAGGCCGCGTTGAGCGGGCTCATCGTGTTTCCTGGATTCTCGCTAACGGCCAGATCGATGAAGGTCTGTACGTCCTACACCATTGCGATAATCGCAAGTGCGTTCGTCCGTCCCACCTGTTCCTCGGGACGTACGCCGATAATAATCGAGATATGCGGGTGAAGGGGCGAGCGGCGCCCGTGTGCGGACTGAAAAACCCGCGAGCACGCCTGACTGACGCTCAGGTTCGCGGAATCCGCAAAGAACGCGATGAGCGCGGCGAGTCTTATTCTGTACTTGGAGCGCGTTACGGTATCACGGCCACACATTGTTGCGCCATCGTGAAGAGAGCGGCGTGGAGGCACGTCTAAAAACAAAGGAGTCGTGTCATCGCATTTCGCGAACTCATGGAGGGGTTGGACCTCCCCGAAGGGGCCAGCGACCGCTATCGGAAGCTCGAAGCCCTTGGGCGTATGCTTTCGGGCGAACTCTACGAGGATCTCCCGTTCTCTTTCGAGCAAGAGAAGGATTCCAGTAATCGGCATATCACGCTGCGCGAGCGTCGTCCTTCAGTAGACTTCAATCTCGCCTACGAGATTACGCAGGACACGCTGGCCGAACTGTTCGGCGATGAGCAATTCCCCATCGTATCGGTATCGCGCGCCGGCAAGCAGATCGAAGCCGGAACGCAATCCCTAAGCGAACTGATCGAAGCGATAAACCTCCCGGCGGTTCTGACCGAATCGTACGAAGAGGGCGTAGTCGGCGCGGTTGCCGTGGTTCTTCATCGGTCGGATGACGGCACGCCGTTCTATGACATTCTACCGGCCAAGTATTGCGAGCCGATATACAGATCGAAGTATTCCAATACGCTCGTCGCCTTGGTCGTCACCTATCCTATCTCTCCCGATGCGGCGGAAGAACTCTCGCCTGGAATCACGGATGAGGACGGCAACACCGGCTCGGAAGTGTTCTGGTATCGTTATGTCGTGGGTCCAGTGGAAACCATCGACTATCACCCGATGGCCGATGAGCGATTTGCAAAACTCGGAGATCGGGATGACCGCGGTGAGGTTATCGAGTTTCGTGAACTGAGCCGCACCGAACACGGGTTCAAGGGCCGCACGCCTGCGGTCTATACGAAGAACCTGGGCGGCAAGCAGCGCGACATTGACGGACCCGCCCTTTGGTGGCCCATCCGCAATATCTGCATCGAGATCGACTATACGCTCTCGCAGGCAGGCCGCGGACTCCGATACTCTGCCGATCCGATGCTGTTCGTCCGCAAGGGCGACTTAATGAGCGTGAACGATACCCCGATGGGTTACGACCCGCCGGCAGGTGGTATGTCTACGCTCAACAGCGGCGGCCAGATGGTCAAGAGCGTAACCAATACGCTCGTCGGCTCCGGTCCCAACGCTGACGCCAAGCTGCTGGAGATGAACGCCCAAGGCATCGCCGAGGAGCGCGAGTACGTTCGAGATCTCCGCGAGTATGCGTTGGAAGTCATCGGCGGCATGAAGGCCCGCGCCGAGCATCTCAAGGGCGCTCCGTCCGGTCGTGCGCTCGATAAATCCTCCAAGCCGTTACGCCGTTTGGTTCGACGTCAGCGCCGTCCGTATGGATTGGGCTTACTGCTCGACCTGTTAGACCTCACGCTGTATGGCTATCGCTGTGGCGCGTTCGATACAAGCGACGTGGACATTGCGGCGATCCCGGAGGGCGCGAAACTTACGCCTGAGTGGCCGAACGATGATGTGCTTCAGGGCCAAGACCTGTTGTATCACGTTGAAGGCTTACAAATGGCTGCCGGCGGTTCTATGAATGCGCCGATTCAACTGGTTAAGCCTGAAGCGATGGGCGCGAAACTCACCGCTGACCTGGGCTTACATGAACCCTACGATGCAATAAAAGGCTCTTGCGAGCCGCCGGAACCACCAGAACCGAGCATCGTAAAACCCTAGTGCGGAGGATACCGCGCACCTCATTCCCGCTCGGATGAGCAGGAGAGATCATGGCAGTCGAATTAAGCGACGAAGAAAAGGCAAAGTTCGAGGAGCACCTCAAGGAACTCGGCTACGACGACCACGCAAAGAAGGTCATCGAGCGACTCAACAGCGAGTCGAAGTCTCAGCGCGAAGCTCGGGAGAAGGCGGAGGCCGAAGCCAAGCAACTGCGTGAGGCGGAAGAGAAGCGCAAGGCCGAAAAAGAGAAGCGCAAAGCCGAAGAGGCTGAGGCAAAGAAGCGCGCCGAGGACGAAAAGAAGTCCGTCGATGAGCGCATCAAGCAACTCGAAGAAACATTCAACCGCGAACTGACCAAGCGCGAAGAGGCGAGCGTTAAAAAGCAGCAAGAGTTCCTCGATGAACTCAAGGCGCGCGATGCTCAGATCCTCATGGAAGCCGTCCGCAGTGCGGCGGTTAAGCGCGGCATCATTGACGAGGACCTCGTTTCGATGCTCGACGTTTCCAGGGTTCCCATCGAGCGCGGTCGGCCCGATCGTTCGGCGATTGACGAACTGCTCGATGAGCACGCGAAGTCCAAGCCGCACCTCTACCGGACGGAAGAGGAACAGCGGACGACGACCGAGGAGCGCGATGAGCGAGGACGCTTCACGCGACCCGATCCCGTCAGGAAAAAAGACGACGTAGACGCCTCAAAGCTGGACGACAAGGGTTTCGAGGCGCTGGAGGAGCGGTTGCGTAAGGGCCGCGTCTAGCCCGCAACAACAGATTTCGCAGAGAGCACGCTACGGCGTGCTTTTTGTTTTGCCCGACAGAGCCTGCGGATGCGGCGGTCGGCGCTCGGTGGCCCGTTCGGATGACGGCCCTTTGTACCCACTAAGAACATCCGTCAGGAGATGACATGGCAATCAATGGCAGCGGGGGCAACGGTTTTCCCTCGCAAATCATGGCCGTCATCGAGCAAAAGAACTTCTTGCAGACCAAGATCCGCAAGTCGCTTCTTCCGACGCTCGTATTTCGGCCGCGCAAAATCGATCCCGATGATTGGTTCGATGCGCGTATCGGTGAAACCAAGACCTTCACCCGCCGCGCGCTGATCGCTCCGAACACCACGCCGCTCAACCCGGCCAACAATACCGGCCTGGATAACGGCATGACTGCCGACACGCGCTCGTACGAGCAGTGGATGGCAACCCTCAATGAATATCCGGGCTTCATTCCGACGAACATCACCGGCCAAGAAACGATGATCGCCGACCTGTACCTGGACAACA